ACCAGCCGAATGGTTAAGCAAACGGTTGTTAACAATACACCCGATGGTGATGTCACGGGAACCAATGCAACAATCTATGCATTAGATCTGAACAACACGCACTCGCAAATAGCACACTTTAAGATCTATGACCTTGGTGCTACCACTTACGGAACCACTGCTCCCGACATTGCGATTCCTGTTGCGGCTGGGCAACGCCAAGTGGTTACCATTGTCGAGGGTATCACTATGACAAATTGTGTGACATGGGCTGCAAGTCAGGGTGCGGGCACCACGTCTGGGCCGATACTTACTGGTGGTGCTCTTGTCGCCATTGCAACCGTTATTGATTAGAGGCTCAGAATGGCATTATCAAAAACCGTACTCCCAGGCAGATTCGGTGCGAACTTTTCAACTGAAACAGTTGCGAACAACTCTGCGTCTGCTATTGCTGCATCTTCATCCACGCTTTTTTCTGTACAGATTGACAATACAGGGAATAGCGCCAATAGCTTTGTGAAGCTTTACAATCTTGCTGCGGGGTCCACGACAGTTGGATCAGACGATCCTTTTGTAATCCTGAAAGCACAAGCTTCAAGGAAGGTGACGTATCATTTCAATCAAGGCATCGCGTTTAGCGCGGCCATTGCCCTTGCTTGTGTAACGACGGCTGGAACGGCTGGATCGTCGTCGCCATCAGCGTCGGTGCCTGTTAAACTCGTGTATGATTGATTCATAGTTTCTTTCCGGTTGGTTGGAAAGATGCCCCCCTTACCAAAGCACTCAGGTAGGGGGGGCTTTTTATTGGTGGATGCCGAAGTCGTACCCTGGTGCTCTCCACCAAAGTATTTCCTCACCATCCAAGAACACGACAGCACAGACCTTTCCACTGGGTTCAACTAGTACCCTTGTGTCTTTGTCTGTTTTGGTCATACACACACTGTGCAGAATGTTCTCTCTTGAGAAGAGAAGCATTCGCACTGGTGCAAGCGTGTCATTAGAATCCATACTGATTGTTTGACACATTCCCTTGTTGTCCTTGTGTTGGCTGTTGCTGCTGCGGGGGTTGCTGTTGCTGCTGCGGGGGTTGCTGTTGCTGTCCACCATGGCTTGCAGGTGGTCTGTAGCCGCCTCCATCACTGGGTGGAGGGTATGCCCCACTGTGAGCACCCTGGTCGGGGTTACCAAGGTTCTGAGGCTCACCAGACGCCTTCACGTTGCGGGACACAATGTTGGTTGTCCAGACTTTTTGGCCATTCTTCTCGTAAGATGAACGGTTTAGTTCGCCTTCAACGTGTACCCACACACCTTCTGACAATGGTGGTAGGTACTGGGCCGACTTACCAAAGACGATAACGTCATGGTACACATCGAATGTACGACCATTGTTCGTGGTCCATGTCTTGACCCTGAACTTGGTGTTGTTTTCGTTTTTGTAGACTTCACCGGCAACGATACCGACGATTGTTACATGATTGATTGAGATCACTTCTCTTCCTTTGGTGCATATAAACGCACCTTTATTGTTGATTGGAGCCATTTTGCTTGTTCTGCCACTTCGATTGCCCCAGGATAGCAGTGGCGATAGTAATTACAATAGTCACATGGGAACTTGAGTTTGCCTTCGTATTTGCCTTTTGACACTGGCTTGTATGGACGCTTGAAATCCTCCACAGAAGAAGACATGGTGATCGCTTTGAACCGATCCATCAGATATTCCTGATGCTCTTTGTCCACTGGGATCCACTGTCCTACGATGGGGAATAGTCGCCACCATTGTTCAGTCTCTTCACTCATTACTGCGTCCATTGCACTAACTGTTTTTCCAAACGCCATGACGTATGCCCATTTGAATGGACGCCCCGTCATCTGCTCTTTGGCCAACATGTATGCTTGGATTTGTGAGTAATAAGAATCGTCTGAATCCAAACCATTGGTTCGGAACTTCTTGAACCCGTAGTCACTCATGGACTTCAACTCGAACAGAGCATCAATGTCAGCACCAGCCTCATCAATACGCTTGGGAACTTTGAGGCATCCGTCTGGATGGCCTGGAACCCGTAGCGTTTTGAATGGCGAGAGTGGAACTTCCACATACACGTCTTCTTGTTCTTCACCAGCATGGAGCAACTCAATGCCTTCCTCCAATGCAAACGCTTCACGGGTGGCGGCAACCAGCATGTGTTCGCTGATGTCTCCTACTGTGAATGTCAGCATGGAAGCGGCATCTATACCGTGTCCGTTCTCCTCCCAGTGGTGGTAGCCATACGCCAATGCCCGCAAGCACTTGCCTGCTGCGCTGAGACGTAGACCACCAGAACCGGTACGCCGGTCTTTCAACTGGCGAAGGATAAGTTTTCCAATGGCTGCTGGGTCATGCTTTACCTTCAATGGGCCAGGGTTTTCAAGCCTTTCGCGCACCATGGCTGCAATATCTGGTAACCACACGCTGTCCTGTACTTGTGTCCACTTCATGATGTAGCCTCCTCGTTGTCGCAATACTCATCCAATGACAGAACGACTTGGGCAATGACTTCCAGGCGTGGTCCCTCTATGGACTCTGCTGCATTCACCATTGCCAAGCGGCCAAGGATGTGGATTAGTTCTTTGCTTTCTGCTGCTTTGATGATCTCTTCTGCCGACCTGCCAAAAGCCAGAACCGGAACATGTAGATCCCATCTCTCATGCTGACGATGTTGGTTGTGTACTGTGCAACGAATCTTTATTCCAGAGCCTTTGGACGCCTCCGGTTTGCTTACGTTTTGCACAACACCAATCACGTTCACTGTGCATGGGTATCGGTGGGTAACGGTGACTCCCATCACTCACCCCCCAACAGCCATTCAACATAGATGCCTACCATGTCGTTGATTACGCCACGTTCAGACCAGTCAGCCAATCGTTGGGAAGAGACTTTAAGCATGTCATCCGACGCCTTGGTTGGGTGGTCGATTGCACTTTGCTCAATGGGTTGGCCCTTCATCCACTTGGCAGACGCTGCACTGAACGCTGCCTTAAACTCCGGTACTTCCATTCCCTCTCTTCGTATGATGCAGTGAAGACGCTGAAGCCTGCGGGCCCTTGGGTCTTCAATGTGCCGTACCAATTCATCATAGGAATACAGGTGGAACTGTATGTCTCTGAGGGATGGCGCAACACCATACTGCCCTTTGTTTTTGACAATGCGACATTTGGGAGCATCAGCAGGAAGCGTGTTTGACATTTGAACCTTCGTGTCTCCAAGGTCATACAGGTGCCGGGCCAATCCCCATACAACCGCTGCACGCTTGAGCGCATTAGACAGACCGCCCTTGGCCGCATGGGACTCTGCGTTCTGTCCGTGCATGGAGGGATTGCCCGCCCCATCCTCTTTCCAAATCCATTCCTTGTTGATGCGAATGCCCAGCTTGCAGATGACGCGACCACTTGGCATTTCCAAGTAGGTGCATTGCCAGTTCTCTGAACCAACCGTCTTGTCCAGTCGTTCCATGATAGAGCGTGCATCGACGTAGCAAAGGATAGAGTTGCCTCTGTCCAGACGCCAATAGACTTCTTCATCCATGAACGGGCGGGTCAGCTTGTCTTTGATGGACTCCCAGTTTCGTCCATCAATAGGTTTTGTTTTCGCTTCCATTACTCTTCTCCTTGCATTTCGTGGGCTTTCATCCAATGAATGATTCTGGGAACATCCCCAGAGAAGACTTCCCAAGGCATGCCCACAACTGCCAAGAGCCGTCTGGTTACAATCGCTCCTGGGCTACGTCCATCCTGCCAACAGAGGTATAGATACCTGTTGCTGACATTGGCAGCACGGCACCACTCTGATAAGTTAATGCCATAGCCCATTTGAATTAGATTCAATCGTTGTCTGTATTCGGCCCCAGTGAGCCGTATCGTTCTTCTTTTCCCCACAGAACCTCCCGTGGTCTTATCACTTTAATAGCGGCTGGTTAAGGAGTCAAATGAATTCGTTCAAGAGTCCACCCGTCCGCTCTCTGATAATCGGCAGAAACCGAGGACTAAGCAGCAGAGACAGTCGTTGTGGCCGGAACAATTCAACCCGCATTTGGAACCGCATTTTGCGACGAAGGCTCACCGACTTCCCCCGATACATCCGACTCCGCTACACGACCACAGATCTATTCGGGCACGCACGAGGAACCTACGCCAAGCACCTTGAGTGGGGCATTCGTCTCTACAAAAAGGTTTGCAAGATGCGAGGCACAAAGCCTGACATCAGTGAGTTCACCCAGGTCCATCGTGAATGGTTGTTCCGCAAACAGATAGAGAACGCCAAGACAGTTACCCTATACACAGATGTTCAACCCATTACAGCAGATGACTTGGTTGGCTTTGAACCATTCAAGCCCGACCATAGGCTCTTGATTTGACGACATCTCCCCAGTCTGGAACATTGAACCCTTCGTCTTGCGAGCCAAACAATCGTTGGGTTTCGAGTTGAACCCACATCCCGATATCTCTGGGCGCACGCTCGCGTGATTTAAGGCAAATCAATTCCAATGGTTGGTACATCTGAGACAAACGTGTCTGGTCATACTCCCCACCTGATGGTTTCTCTGGTGGATGGTAATGGAACTGGCGATAGATACCGAAGTACAAAGCAGCATGTAGGTACACGCCTTCACTTCCACGAGACATGCGGGGTGCTGGTATGCCCTTCCGTTTGCCTACCCTGTTCTCATCTACCTGTTGATTGAACTGAAGCAAGGATACAATCGCTATCCCTTCTTGCTTCGCTATCTCTCTTAGTGTATTGCCGATGTCGTCCAGCCCAACAGACTGGTTCTCCTCTTTGCGCGCACGCGGACGGATCAACTGGTAGTAGTCGATCCAAATCACCTGGCACCCGTACTGCCGTGCCATCCGTCTGATGCTGGATTCCACTGCGGTGAGTGAACTTGCTTCGTCATCCACGTATAGGTCGTAACCTTCCAGTGTGGTGGCAGCATCGGCAAACGCTTGCTCTGTCTTCTCATCCCGTTCATGGATTCTCGCCACCGACAGCCCAGTCAAAGCAGAAGCCATGCGGTCTACCAGTTTTCCAGTGGGCATTTCGATGGAGATGATTCCTTGTGGCACACCCAGTTCAGCAGCACGCATCATCATACTGACAGCAACGAGCGTCTTTCCTTGTGCTGGTCGCCCACCGATGAAGGACACATACCCTCTGGGCCAACCACCGTAATGGTTGTCGAAGTCTTCAAACCCCGTTGGTACACACTCGGAACGGTCGCCAGCAACGATGGACTTCCACGCTATTCGGCGCTTCTTGGCGGCATCCAACAGGCTCTGCACTCCTGCGAGTCTAGCTGTGTCGCCCCGTACATCGAACACCTTCTTCTCTGCCAACGATAACAAGTCTTCAGCGGGCTGTGTTCCGTGTGTCGCCTCGTCAATAATGCCCTTAGCAGCGGTGATCAACTGTCTGCGCTTGGCCTTTTCCTTAATGATTCCAGCGTAGTGGAGGATGTTCTCAGTGCTTGGAATGTTGTCCGACAACGATGCGAGATAGGTGTACCCCCCGTAATCTTCTGGGCTTCCCTGTGTTGAGATCTCCTCAACAACAGACACGAGTTCAATCGGCTTATCTGCCGACGCCATCGACAACATCAACTGAAACACTAAACCGTTTTGGTCGAAGTAAAAATCACTTGGTTGTATTAACTCTGCGGTTTCTAATAGCTTTTTCGGCGTGAGTAATAACCCACCCAGCACGGCACGCTCCGCTTCTGGGCTATGGGGAAGTTGATTCATGGCACTCCTTTCTTGTTGTTGGTTGGTACTATATCTGTTAGCATGGAGTTAACCCGAGGTGCAAGATGAAAAATGGTGCAACGATGGCGTACCGTCGTTTTAAGCAGAAAATAAAAGAGTACAGATCCAGATCAGGTATGAGCCAATCAGAGTTAGCGATGGCTATTGGTGTCGCTCCACCTGTGATTAGCCAATATGAAAAGGGGTCTAGGCGTCCGAGCAAAATCATCCTCGTTCAACTGCGCGAGTCTCTCGCTCTTGAGGACGACGAGTTCATTGAACTTGTCTATCTCGCCAGTGGTACTCCGTACTACGGCAAGGCAGTTTGATGTACGAGGGTCCAGCCCTACGCAGGGTGGAGAAGTGGAACCGTACAGCAACCCCTGGTGACATATACATAGGCAAGGCTGTGTCCGAAGGTAGGTTTGATCCTGACAAACCATGCTCATTCATTGGATACTTTATCTTCTCCCGTCGCAAGGGTCCGGTGCGTGGCACCATCTATAGTGCGGGTCGTGTACAGATTGGTATGTACTGGCATGTGTTGGGTGCAGTCCCACAGACAAGCTACCTATTCCTTATGCGGGATGGTGAGGTATGGTTGCATCCCAAGCGTGCATCCATTCGCATTCCTGGTTGTCATGAACTGAGTGATGACGGGCGAGCACAGTGGGCAGATGAGGTTGCGCGTGTCTTTATGGATACCATTACCATCTCCCCATCCGTTCAACTGGTTGAGTCAGGTGTCAGCCGCTACCACAAGATAGTCAGAGCATTGGTCAATGGGCGCATACTGGATTGTGCAGCATTGAATATCCATAAGACCATGGAAGACTATGCCCATGGTATCTGTCCCGAATGGGGAGAGAGACAACTCATCAACACAAGGCATCCAACAGTCACCCATGCCACCTTGGTTAGTTTGGTATTGGCATTGGAGGCAGACAAGGCAGCAGAACTAATAGAGTTGGCTGGTCTTATGGAGCATAAGGTTCCCATCATATCCAGGGAAGCATCGTTGGCTATCTACCAGCAGGGGTGCAGACTATTGGCAAGGCTACTGCCTGCCTGGTGGAACCGTGGGTATAGTCTTGAGTGGCGTGACCATCCCAGTATCGACCTGTTGTTCCGCCAACAGTACGCACGGATTTTAACTGAGGCGAACGAACGGACCATACCCATGGAAACAATCACCGGGTTTAATAAGTCGTCGTTGCGTATCGGTTTTCCGATTGAGGGTAAGCCAATAAAGAAGCGTGCGAGCGGACTAAAAATGAACGTGTCGAACGTCGCGCTAACGGACGGGGCCGAGAACGGGACCGACTGAAAAGCCAGGTTCTACGCGCATAAAAAAGAAAGGAGAAATCGGGGCTTGACAGTAGTCTTAGCGTCGGGCTATCTTGTTGAGGTCGGGTGATTCTCGCGACCCGGCAACGAACAACCCTGCGAGAGAGGACATTGTTATGAAAAACGAAGACGTTGTACGTGCATGGATAGTGGGCAGAGTAGCCGCTACCAAAAGCCTTACTACCAATGGAAAGAAGTTGTGGTCATACCAACTCTGCATTGCAGATGGCGACACCATCTATGACTACACAGCATCGGGGGAGTTTCGCAGTGCGACAACATCAAAGCATGTTGGTCTTACTGCCCGACTGTCTGGTCTAACCCCAGTGCATCCCGACCAAGCAAAGGGAGGTGAGTGATGACTAAGCATACGCCCGGACCATGGGCCGAGAACTCCTGCGAGATTCAAGCCGTAGATGGCTCACCCATCTGCGAGATGCTGGCGCGGCCAGAAGACAGTGGGGTGAACTACCCACACAGGCCCATAGCCGATGCCAACAGCCGCCTAATCTGCGCGGCACCTGATCTACTCAATGCCATCGAGCACGTCCTGATCGCTTCCGAGGACGGCGGGGACATGGACGACATCGACTGGGACATGCTGCGGAGAACGGTCGCCAAAGCAAAGGGAGTGGTCGTGTGCGAGGCATTTGATGAATTAGCTGAAGACTCAAGGCCAGTATTCATTGATAGCAAAATCTTTGGTTACACCAAAGGAGGTGAGTGATGAAATATCTTCTATCATTTACAATCAGCAGCGAAGCTGACCCAAGCCTGTTGCTTGACCTACTCCATGAATGCGCTCCCAGTTTCGTTGAAAACCTCAACAGCATGCATGACCAATCCGCTGAACTGGATGAGGATTCCCCAACGGTAGAGGGACAGCACCTTGACCACACCACCCATCGCCCATGCCAGAACTTCAGCATGACTGGAAAGGGACGCGAAAGAATCATGCTGGTCGAGCCAACCAAAGGAGGTGAGTGATGAAGGCTTTCAGGGTTTCAGTAAGCACGGTGCTTGTGGTCAAAGACGACGACAAACCCCATGACTGGAGTGACGATGTGGTGATTGACGAGGTGCGTCGAGCACCCCTTCATGAAATCGAAATCAAGATTGTTCCAATGGTTCCAAAACCAAAGGGAGGTGCATGATGGGTATAGGTAGCGACATCATAGACGACGGGATGGTCATGTATGGAAACAATATCCAAACATACGAAGAAGAAGCGCGAGCCAACCAGGAGAAAGAGGCAATGACTAAGGAGGTAGATAATAGCCACCTTCAAGGGAACCAGTGGCACAAGTTACCGCGACTCAGTGAAGAGAAGCGGCGTGAACTTCACGAAATCCTCGACACCGCATGCAAGCTAATGAAACTTGTTGATGAAGAGTTGAAGGGCACGATTGACGGAGCAATGACCATTGGTTTGGAGACTACGGCTGGTGATTTCCTGTGGCGTTCCATTGCTCTCTATGATGCAAGGGATGCCCTTGTTTCTGAGCGGCCACTCAGTGGGCGTGAGCGCAGGAAGCGAGGGAAGATTGAGTACAAGCGCAAGAAGCGAGAGAAGGCTGAGGTCACACGTAAGTGGTTGAATGAAGGAGGTGAGTAATGGTTAAGGGTTACATGAATGTGTCCCCGCAGTATGACAGCAACCAAACGTATGTCACGGTGCTGGAGTTCTGTGATTACATGGAGGGCAAGGGGCTACCCCGTCCAGAGCTACAGCAAGACGGTGTGCATTGGTATGACAAGCTGACTGGCTCGTTGGTGCTAAGATATGTAGACGCAAGCAACGAACTAAGCGCACTATTGGACCCCAATCAGAGCGTGAGTAAACGGCGCGCGCGTGTCTCTATGCTGCTCAAGTGGCAGTCACTGGGTGGCACGGTGCCTGACCGGTGGCCAACCAAGCTATGGTTGTCGGTCATGGAGTCAACATTGTAAGTGGCATTGGAAGAATACTATGGGAAGCAACGGGATGATGAAACCAAAGACATGCCAACACAAGGATTGCGTTAAGCGTGCAGTTGTATACACCAAGCGAAACAAATGGTTGTGCGGTGAGCATGCCAAGGAGGACAGTAAGTACCATGCAAGATGATGTGACTATGGGTGAGGTATCCATGAACATGGATGCAAAGCGACCCATGCTATGGAATGGTGTACCCAAGCACCACCTTGAACTTATGAAAATGGTTGCCTATGATGTGTCCAATGGCAAGCTACCCCAACGATACAGAGGGCATGCTTCCACCCACCTTCGATGGCATCCAGACGAAACCCCAGAGGAGATGTGGGCATGGTATCAGGGGTTCAAGGATAGGGTTGGGTACGCCAACATCTATGGGTATAAACAAAGGGGTTAGGTCATACCTATTCGGTCGGCTATTCGCTCCGATTTTACCTCCGCGCTAACCCGAATCGGGTGTCGCTAAGTGGTTGATTTTATTGGCGTAAAAAAAATATGTTGACAGCGGAAAACCCTCGGGGTTATTTTGTCCTTGGGACAGCGGAATAACCCGACGGGGAGAAAGAAGATCCCGCGTATATGCAATGCCATTGGATGAGAGGGTCGACATCCATGGCTTACCTTACAGACCCTGGAGTGAATAATGGGTGTACCAATGATAGTAAACTACCCCTTGAGCAACCGTCCCTTGCTATGGTCTATGGTCCAGAAGGTGGCAAGACTGAAAGCCGTTGACCTTTGCCGAAAGGCACCGACATGGGAGCAAATACATGGATTGGTTTTCCATGCTGACAATGACGAAAGAGCAACCCCACACAACAAGGTGGCCCTATGCATTGACCCTGAAAAGGGGTTGTATATCTATGGTCACGACAGCAAGTATTACATCCTTCGCTACGTGAGGGCGTCATGAAAGCAATCACAAGTGACCAACGAAAGCATCTTGCATTGATGCGGTTTGTTGAACAGTGCGAGAAGAGGGGCCTTGCTACACGACCACATGAAGGGGATGACTATATTGAAAGCCTTTGGGAATGTGCAAAGACAGTATGGAGACATATGCGTACCCTTGATCCCACAAACCTTAAAGGGTGGGAACCTTTTGCACCATTGGCCAACGCATATGCAGCATCCCAAGGCCTTGACAGAAGGTTTGGCAAGGAAGAAAACTAAATCGCTATTACAAACCATGGGTGAGCGGGTCGGCAACCATGGTTTCCTTTACAGACCCTGGAGTGAATGATGCCTACGACAATGACACCATATAAACCATGTTGGAGTGGAGGATATGTACAATGCACAAACACCATGGAACTATCACAATATGAGCGTGATGCTTCTATCAGGTTGGCCAAGATAAATGAAACCGTCTTTGGCCACAAGCCAAGCGAACCTGAACAATACCTCACACCCAATGCCAGCCGCCATAGCACTGCACGTCAGTTGTCTGGTTACCTCAAGAGCAGACGATAAACCTTACTTTACAAGCCATGGATACTTGGGTCGGTATCCATGGTTATTCCTTTGACCCATTACAAGGAGTCCACAATGGACAACCAACAAGAAGAAACCAACTACGCCACCTATACCAATCCCAATGGGGTTGTGTCTATCCTTAGCAAAGATGCGCTCATGGAAGCCATGTACAACGACAAGAAAAAGCATGGTCGTCATGGAGCCTATGTGCTCATCGAGGATGTGTTGTATACATACACCGATGCTTATGATGACAAACACAGTGGTCTTACCCTGGCTGAAGCGAAGGCTATGCAGGAAGACGACAGGTCGTATGACATGGAAGGTACATACAAAGCAGAGCCAACCGATGATGCTCCTGCCCCATCGGTTGAGGTCATTACCAATGACGTGGTGGATAGTCTTCGCACTGCTGGGGGGACGGTATCCAACATAAACCGTTGGATGGTGGATGGTCTTCGTACTGTTAGGCCAGGGACGGTATCCAACATTGCCTCTCAACGCATCATGGATGATGACACTCAGCTTGCCAAGCTGGGTTTGGTTCGCCCCATGCACAGCACATCATCTGGTGAGTTGCATACTGCTGGTGGATACAAGGCTGGGACGGTAACCATTGGCATGGCTACTGAGAAGTTGGCTACGGGTCGTCGTGAATGGGAAGACCAACCATATGCAGAAGAGAGTATGGGTATCATCCAAGATGCTGTACGCTCAGAGCAACGTGAAGACATAGTGGTGCCTTCCATTGACTTGCACTTCCAAGACGATGGCGCGCTGTGGACACCGAGTGGTGTCA